GCGTGAGCCTGGAACCTGCGTGCCACATCCCTGAGCTTCTCAACGATGCGTGGCTGAAGATAGGTATCAACCAGTTTTATCAGCTCAGTCGCTTCTTTCTCCTGCAAGATGCCTGCGTCAATGCGTGCATGAAGTAAAGCAACCAATGTAGCTGCGGAGTATGTGTTGGGCTGCGCGGCAAAGGCTTCCTGCGAATCAGCAATCACCAGGTCCATCGCACAGGCTCGTAAGAAATTTTTACCCTCTGGCCGCACAATGATTCCCTGTGCCTCAATCCGTCCTTCCTCCAGCAACATCATGGATTTGAATTCGTCAGGCTTCAGGGCCTTCCGCGCTTCTTCCACACTCCAGTGCGAGAAACGTGCATGGAATGCTTCGTGTATTACTGCGCCTGTTGCCTTGGCGAACTCATACTGCGTAGCCCGCATGTTGAAGTCGCCTATAAGGCTTGGCTCCACACCAGCAAATACTTGATTGGTGGAAACCTGAATCTCAGCAAGCCTGGGGTTGAAGGCTGCTGGGGCTCCGCCTGAGACCTCTGGTCCAATGTGCGCAACGATGTCGTGGCGGTCAGCCCATGTGTTGGCAAGCTCGCCAATGCTGCGTCCTACTTCGAACCACCCTGGAGAGGGATTACCCAATCCATTTGATGAATAGTCAATGTGTGCCATCTGTTGTCCTTCCAATTTTTTACCCCGTGTCCAGCGGGCAATTTGAACTTATTATAGAAACCACTGGGTGTCAACCTTAGGCGAGAGAAGAGAGGACACCCATGCACCCTCTCCTCCCGTTCCAGCTAGATTTTTGCTGGCTTTACTTCTTGAGGAAATACTTTCCCCAAGACATCTGCGACTACTGGCCTGTCCATCTCTGGAGTGGCGGCAAGTAAGTTTGAAATCGCCCACTCTGTCCCAAAAAGCTCTTCCGTGCTCTTGAAGGCAAGTAGTTCACGCATCTGAGGGGCCCAGGACGTTTCTCCGCTCAACATACGCTTAGAAAGGTTCTGCGCTCCAGTAACCAATCCTGTGGGGACTCCCATCAAGCGGGCCCTGCTCCAGTCCGTAGTCATCTCTGCTTGCACTGTGAACCTGGAGAGTAACGCCTCGCTTAGCCGCACTCCAGGGGCATTTGGGTTGGTCGCCGCAACCACGTAGAAGTCTTCGTGTGCTTTCACCTTCCCGCGCTCTGGATTTGCCGTGACAACAAGTTCTCGACGCCCATCCATCAGCCCGTAGACAATGGACAGCACTTTGGGGTCAATCAAGCCAACCTCGTCGATGGAATAGACGCCGCCAGTCTCTGCCGCTCGAACCAGGTCGCCGTCAATCCACTCAAAGCCGCCGCTTGGTGTCTGAACATAGCCGCCAACCAGGTCAGCAACCTCCGTGTCGCCCGTTCCCATCAAAGTGAAGGTATCGGGGAAGGCTGCTTCAATCAAAGCTGTCTTTCCACATCCAGGGGCTCCGTAAAGCAAAGCAAACATAGCTGAGCCCCCTTGTCCAGTGAAAGCCTTCGTAGTTTGGCCGCGTGCCTGGCGCAAAACTGTTACGTCAGTGTGAGCGCCCCAGGGGCGGGCATAGTAGATGTCGCCATTTGGGCGGACGTACTCGTTCTCGCCTCCCATATTATTTGCGCCTACCATCTTCTTGCTTTTATACGGGGCTCGCTCGGAACCTGACGCACGGGACACATACCTACCCTGCGGTGTCACAAGACTGCTAAGCAGTATGCCCGCGTCTGGGTTCACGCCCTGCGCAACAACATTCTCGACCATCTCCCAGTACCCTTCGCCAATGGCCTGGTACCTCTTCCGCATTGAATCTTCCATAATTTTTACCCCTCAGCCTTCAGTGGTTCGGGAAATCCCAAAGCCTTTCGCGCCAAATCCACTCGGTACATGAATTTGCTCGGTGTTTTTTCAACAAAAATGTCGTCCATGTCTTTCTTGGAGATTTCAATCAGCAAGGGACTCTTCACCATCTCCCACCCGCTTAGCAGCATTGTGTTGAACCACACCGCAACCTTCTCAAGTCGGGCCTCACCGTGGGCCTGTACGTGTTTGTTAGGAAGGTTTTCCGATGAGCTGGGCTCCCACTCTAAAATTGGCTGCGTGACGCTCTCCAAGAAGGTGGCGTTCCACTGCTTCTTTGGGTTCTCTAAGGTCGTAATCCGACGATACATAGAAGCGCGCACAACCATGTTCTCCGTTGTGTAGCCATCAGGTGTGAAGATGACTTGCATCAAGGATTCAGGTTTAGTCCACTCGGCGTAAACAGCAACGCCTTGGACATCTTTCTCTTCTGTAGCCATGGGTGTCTTCTTTCTTTTTGTCTTTGTCTTTATTTTTACCCCTAAGGGCAGAACAAAAGTATCGCATCACTTTCCTGCAATGTCAAGCCACATCCAAAAGTTCTTTTGAAGTTGCTCCTAACTGCGAGCGCCGTGCAAATCTACGCAAAAACACTAAGTGGGCAGTTTTATCGCGACATACCCAGGTCGGTTTTTGACGGGGAACGACACCCATCAAACTTATTTTTACCCTTAGAACTCTTCGTACTTGCTTAGGTCAACGCCGTATCGGTCAAAGGCGGCTCGTAGCCCAGCTTCGTCTGCCTCTGGCTCGTACGACTCTGTAATGAGCCGTGCGACTATCGGTCTGAAGATGTCAGGCGTATCTTCAATAATGTCCCAGTCCACTTCGTTCCAGTAGGTGGTCTCCATCAGCACATAGCCTTCGGCGTTGCCGTAGCTCCCATCAGCAGCAAAGTAGCTCAATACTTTCTGGAGTGGCTTTGGTGCTCTCTTGCGCTTGAACTTTCCTTTTGGCATTATTTTTTACCTCTCTCTGAATACTCTTGGTCGCCTTCGCATACATTGCAGAAGGGTGTGCAGTCGAAACTCCCCTGGTGGTTGGGGCACACTACCCGTGCCATTCTATGCCTCCTTCTCAAGTGCTAGGCCGAACCCCAGAACAAGAGCGACAACGTCTTCCTCGTCAAAGGCATCCCAGAACTCTTCGGTCTTGCGGGCAAAGCGCTCCCACTCGTCCTGAGACATCTCTAGGCGGTAGCCGTGAGTACTAATAGCTTCTTCTACAAAGTCCTTAGTCCAGACGGCACAGGCTACGGTTTCGTTGCCAAGTCCTCTACCCTCTAAGGCCTGAAAATACTCACGCCACTCTGTGACGCTGTTCTGGTAACTCTTCATCATTTCTCCTTCGTTCGTTGCGATGTAGTTATACATTATTGCATCTACCTGCACTTGTCAAGTCAAGCTCCAAAGAAAGTTTTTACCTGGATAAGCAGCAATCTGCAAGCGCTGTCCCTGTCTAAATTTTTACCCCTGCGCAACAGTCATCTGATTTCGGGCAGAAAAAAACGCGGGCCCTGAGGGGGTGGGCCCGCGTTCTTTTTTTTCGGGGTGTTAGGCAGTTACTTCAATCTCAAACGGTGCCTCAGCCTCGAAGCCGAATACGGTGCGGAAAAGGTCGCGCCCGTCATACCACTCTGACCAGTAGCCGTCTGAGCTAATGTCAACGGCATCGGTGTAGCAATCCTTGAGCCATAGCAACACAGCTACAACAACGGTGTCATAAGGCTTCTCGGCGGTCTTGCAAAAGTCAAACAGCATTGGCTGTCCCGCGGCGTGCGCTGGTTGGCTCGATACTACGGCGTCCCAAGCGAATGTCTCGTGTGCGTCGTCGCCCATACCATTGAAAGCTACGCGGGTCTCGCTAATCTCGGGTGTGGTTGACTCGCCAAACGCGTCTCCGATTTCAATGCCGCGGGTCTTAGCCTCGGCAAAAATCTTTTCAACGCCATTTGTGAATCTCAGGTAAGCGCCTGGCCCACTTGAGCGAACTATGTCTCTTCTAATGTAGTGTGTATATCCCATTTTTGTGTCTCTTTCGTTTGTCGTTCTGGCTCCATCTAGTGGAGATAGTGAAACTCTATAATACTTTTTTACTAATGTCAACTAATGTCAACTATTTTCTTTTAGCGTTTCGAAAAATGCGTTTGACTCTTCGTAGTGGCGGTCCATCACCATGTCGTGAGTGGCTTCCTCACCCTCTGGCAAGTCTCGCTGAATCTCTTCCATACGTTCTACGTATCCGCGCATCTCTACGCCCTCTTAACAACCAAGAGCTGGCCTAAGCCCGTGCCCAGTTGGCGGTTTGTGTATGTGGACCAGTGAGCGGTGCAAAGATACGCCCACGCGCCAGAAACAATCGCGGCGTCGTATTGGGCCCTATCCTCGCAAAAATTGCATCGTGGAAGTGTGCTAACCATTACTTTGTCTGACATTTTTACCCCTAACCTACGTAGCTTTCGCCCGTGTAGTCTCGTTTTTCTTGGCAAGCGGGGCAGACCCACTCGCCCCACTCTTCTCCGTTGTAGGCGGACAAGTCAATCTCGATGTCTTGGTCTTGCTCAAACATCGCGCAGTCGTTGTTCCAGCACTGAACCACGCGTTCACCCGTGTATTCAATGTCTGGGCCAGCAATCTGATACTCGCTACCAGTCACGCCCGCTGGGTAGTTCATTTTTCTTCCTTAGTTGACACCATAATCGCGCCAGACTCAAGGGCGGCTTCGGTGACACGGTCTACGTCCCAGGGGTCCACCAATACGGTGGCGGTCTTGAAATCTGGGTAAGTGGCTATTATCTGCATTTTGTTTCCCTTCGTCGTTGTGTTTCTATTATACAGACTTATCTGACATTTTGCAAGTTTAAAAGCAAGTGTCGCAAGTGCAGTGCGCCTTCTTGCCGCTCTTGCATCGGTCCGTGGCCTCGTGCCTCGGTGACATTCCGTATGCGTTGTAGGTGCACTCCTCGATACCGCACGCGGTGTAGTGGTAGGTATTGACCTGTGCGCCACGGCATTGGGTGCAAGTTGTCTCGCAAGGCTCACCCTCTTTATAAAAGTAGCAAGGCTTGGTGATTAGTGTTGTCGTCATTTTTACCCCTACGCTTTCTTCTCGAAGATTACGGGGCCAACGATGCGGTATCGCGTGCCCGTCCAGCTCAAGATGCCGATGGCATAATCCTCGGCTTCTTTCTTTGTAGCGAACTCGTAAGGAAGAAACTCCCTAGGTGTCTCGATAACATAAACCATTTTTTCCCCTGCCGTTCTAACAAGTTATTTACTTGTTGATGATTATTCTAGTACCTTCCTGACATCTATGTCAAGTTTATTCTAAAAGGTTTTTTCGAGCCGTGCCGTGCTCCAAATTTTTACCCCCGCGAACGGCAAAAAGAAACGGGGCACAACAGTTTCCCGCTATGCCCCGTAACCTTGTGTCGCTACTTAGCTAACTCCAGCTCTTGCTCAGACACCCCGTACTTTGCGGGGTCAATCTCAAGGCGGGCAAGTATGTCGCTAACCATAGGCCGTGAATAAAAGTAGTTACCGTGAAGCGGGTACACGCCGTCAACAGACTCCCAACGGTCTATCTGCTTGCCGTTCGGGCCGTGATACGTCACTAGTTCTTCTAGGCCTAAAACGTAGACATCTCCGACGAACCAGCAATGCAAGTCGCGCCCCGCGTTTTCCAACACGGTACGGGCATAAGGCTCTCCGTCAAACTCTGGGTCGGGCCGCATCCAGATGAGAGTATCCATCCACTCGCTCTGGGAGTATCCGCGCAGTGCAACAGGCAAAACAACCAACCCTTGGGCTTCAAGGTACTCGATGACCTCGTTTTGTACATCGCCGTAGTTATCCGCTTCCGTGCCGTCAACTACTTCGCGAATGCCCTCGACAAGCTCTGGCTCGGCGTGGAATAGCGGGTTGTAGCCTCTTGAGGCACGCAGAGTCCACATACCCATCTCTTCGGCCTGCTCCTCTATGGGGTTCGGGTACGACCCCTCGTCGCAGTGCATCGCAATGCGGTGGTGGGTTCCCAGGGCAATCCAATTTTCTAAGCTGTAAGAATCAAACACGACTTGCCATCCTTTCTAGTTCACTAATTAACCAAGTGTTTTGTACGGTTTTGTAGCTGGCTCGGTTCTCAAACGACTCAACCGTGCCGTCGTCTTCCTGAGTCGAGTACGACCAAATAATGTCGCTTTCCCAGTCCTGGATAGAAATTAGCTTCCTGTCGCCACCAATAGGCAAGCAGTACTCTTCCCAGTTGTCGCGTAGGTACTCAATCATTGTGTCTCTGCTTTGAAACAGTTCTTCTTCATTGAGAAGATAGATGTCGTGGTGGTAGTACTTACTCATTGTGTCCTCTTTCATTCGTTCGGGTGGTGCATAGATAAAATCTATCATAGAATCTTCCTGACCGCAAGTTCTTTCTGCAAAAATCTTTAGAAAGTTTTTTGCAGGATAGTTGACAAAAGTGCAGGGAGATGCCATACTTGTATTACAGACACCGTAGGAGGTAGAAAATGGTAAAAGAATATGTTGTTGCATTTGCGGGAAATTTAGCCAGTTACCTTGGACCCCGTTACTTTGACACTCTAGAAGAGGCGCAGGCCTTTTTCGCAATGGCGCAGGAGAAACTCGTCAATCCAGAACTAGTACAGATAATGCGGGTGGTTCCGCTAGCCGCCTAGCAAATCTGAATAGCCCCCGCTTCGGCGGGGGTTATTTTTTATCTCCAGTTTCTGCAACCCAGTAGTGATGCGGGATGCGGGTCAGTAGGAGTAAAAGTTATTGTCAAGTCCCTCGCCGCTCCAGGCCTGGTGCAAAATTTTTACCCCTCTTGGGGTCCGCCGCTGGTTCACGGGCCTGAAGTTGTTTGCAAGTTGAATCCGCCGCTGCGGGCCGCATGTTTGTGTTTACTGGCAAAGTCTAAAGTTTTTTATAAGTTTGGTTGGCAATGGTTCTGGAATTCCCCTGGCCGCTTACGCAGGGGCCTATAAACAAAGGGAAGCACCCGTACAGATTTAAAGGTAAAACTGTACGGCTTGCTTGCCGCTCTGAACAGTAGGAATGTTTAATTACTTTGTTTAAGGTTTTGACTTGCCAATAACTTTTTACCGCCGCCGCTAGTACCCGAGCCGTCTCCGCATCTCGTCGGATTTCTCTTGCCGCAGCTTCAAGTCGTCCGTAAGGTCTGGGCCCTTATAGTCTGGCCGTTTGTTGAAGTCTCCCGCTAGGAACCCCAGGCCGTCTTGCTCAAGCCGCGAGCCGCAGTTGGGGCAGGCCTCGTGCCGCCAGAAGTCATAAACCTTGCCGCACCAAAAGCAGTCGCGGTACAAGTCCGAGGCGGTCATCTGGGGGCTCCCTACTTTACAAGCCGTTATTTAGTAACTATAATAAGCCTACGGCTTATTAAAGTTAGTAAATAACTGCAGTGTGTCTGCAATCTCGCGAGCTTCGTTAGCGCGGGCCGTCACCCGTATGTGCTCGTCTCGGGTTCTAGACAGGCCGATGTCCTCAGCGGTACGGTCTGCATGCCGCTCCGCTATCGCAGCAAGCTTCTCAATCAGGTCTAAATCAGCCATTACAGGTCCTTCATCTCGTCTTCATTGAAATCGGCGGAAACAACAGTCTCGCCGTCTTCTTCTTCGTTGTCTTTTTTAGGGGTAAAAATTTCTACGGGTGTTGCAGCAGCGGTGGGAGAGGTCTCAACAACTTCTGCATCAACAATGTCTTCCTGAATGCGGGCCGCTCCAGCAGTCAAGCGGGCAAGCCGTTCTTGAACAATCTGTGCGGGCGAGCGGCTATCCGATACTTCAACGTCAATGTTCAGGTCCATGCCTGCCCGCACGCCTGCACGGTCAAGTATCTCCGTTGAGGCTTTCAGGCGGACCTGCTCAGACTCAGCGGATTCCATCATCTGCTCCAGTACATCAACTGCGTACGGCGCAGCCTGGACTAGCTTGCGGCGGGCCCGTTCCACATCCTCGCCTGGCTTGCGTACACTGCGCAAGTGGATGCGGCACAGGCCGTCATCTTTAATTCTTCCCGACGCCCACAGCATGCAGCGGATGCTGTCCGCTTTGATTGTCTTACAGCGGTGAGGCTGTACTGCGGGTGCTCTGTTGGCGGTTAGCGGGCCGCCACGGTCTTGCTCCTCAAGCCACTTGCGGGTTGCGCCAAGAACCCACGGGGGGGTCATCTTGCAAGCCGTCTCATCAACAATCAGGTCGAGCCCCGTTAGGTAGTCGGAGTTGGTATCTCTCGGGTCTACTAGTAGGGGCTTCTTTTCCTGAATCGAAAGTAGTCGGCGCTCGCGAGTCATCTCCGCTGAGCGGGCCGCAATCAGTCCCGTTGCCTGGCCCGTCTGTGAATAGACGGCGTCCCAGTTAAAACTGTTGGCTCTTAGTACTTGGCGGTTCTCATACGTGTCCTCGACCACGCCGCGGTCTTGCTCCAGCAAGCCGAGGGTAGAAAGGTCGGGCCGCAGGTCCGTTGGAGTGTCAAGTGCGGGGATGCTTTCGGACTCGTCAAGAATAGACGCAGCGCCAAGTTCAGGGATATCCAAAATTTTTACCCCTAGCTCAAGCCGAGGTGGGTGTTAAGTTCTTGCCGCTTCTCCTGGAGGGCAGCAGCCTTTGCGGCCTTCTCCGTTTTGGTGCGATAGTTCGCAGCGCGGAGGTCCGTAATCATTTCTTCAATTTCATTCTGGAGAGCGAGCTCCGTTACAATGTGGAGCTCAAGCTCTTCAGGTGTCATCGACGTTGGGTCTATGGCCATTGTTGTTCCTTAGTTGTTGTGAAGTTAGAAAAGGCCCGCCGTGAGAATTTTTACCCCCACGACGAGCCCGTTCATCAAAAGTTATTTCTTAGTTGTTGGGGTCTTCTTTGCCACTGGCTTCTTAGCCGCGGGTGTCTTTTTTCCAGCCGCTGGCTTAGTCACCTCAACGATGACGGTCTCGGGCCTTGTTGTCTCGCCGACAAGCGACGGTCCAGCTTTCGAGCCGAGGTTTGCAGAACCCAGTGAGGAAAGGATTGAAAGTACAGCAGCCGAAGCAGCAAGTGACAGGCCCTGAACCCAATCCATGTCAAGCAGGCCGATTTGGTCCGTGCCGAACACAGCAATCAAAGTCTGGACAAAGGTTTTTACGGCCCTTTCGAAGGCCGCTTTCCAGAAATTTAGGTCGTATAGCATTTTTCGTTTTCTCCTTAAAGGGTAGATTCCCACCCAATACCAGAATGGTACAGCATGTTGGAAAGAATTTTTGGCGGATGCAGAGACAGGTACGAGCCCTTTCATAAACAATCGCCAAAAATGCAGGAAGGCGAAAACCCCCGCAATCCTTTTGATTACAAGGGTTTAGGCACTTTACGACCCCCTATCAGTAGGGTCGTGTTTAGTCTAAAAGAAAACTGCTTTTCGGTGTGTTGGTTTTTAGTTTTTAGTAGCCGTCTTTTGGTCTAGGTGCGAACCCGTCTTTGACGATTTTGTTCGCGGCCAAGTACCCTTGGATGAACTCTGACGACTTCGTCCCAGTATAAAATCTGGCTCCCTCAATCAATCTACGTTCGATTGATTTTTGGTTGAACTGCCTTCCGTCTATGAAGGTGTCTCCGTAATCAACTTGCCCGTTGAGCATGGCATCTGTAATTCTTGCTGTCATTTGGTCTTCTCTCTTACTTGTCCCAAGGTTGTCTTAGGGCCAATCTTTCTAGCCGTCTTCGTTTGGAGTTTCTGGGGTCTCAAGAATGGGTAACCGATTCATAGCTTCTTCACCAAGAATCACGTCAATGGCACGACGCAATCCGAGGGAGTACATGTTCCCCGTGTCGTCTCCCATTACAGATTCCCAATCGACAACCATCTCCTCAAGGTTGGCCACTGTTGCATTAGTCCACTTATCAAACTCAGAGGTCACAAGATTAATGATGGTGACTGAAGCCTCTGGAGTAATCACGCCGAACCGAGTT